TGTGGAATGATGGCCCTGCTAAACAGCCGTGGTTAAACTACTTCAATGAATATGAACTTCAGCATTGCTGCTTTGGTGGTGATGGTGGCAATGATGATAATAATGGTAGTACTAAGACGGATAATACAATCAGTGGTAGAGAAGGAGAAGATAAAACATCACAGCAAGAAATACAGGAAGAAAAAGATGCGGCAGCGGCAGCGGCAAAAAGTGCAGCAGATGCGGCAAAAAATGAAACGGTAGATGAAGTAGGAAGTCCTAATACTGGTCCTGCTGCTACAGACGGCTTTGATATATCATTTGGACCTGATGAAGAAGGTAAATTAGCACCTGACTCATATGATCCTTCACAAGATTTACATGCTGTTACTGATCCTAATACAGGAACAACTTCAGTTAAAGATGGAACAGGTAGAGATGTTACAGATGAAGTTGGATATAATGATTTAGTTGATTTAGGATATTTTGACAAAGTAGATAAAGGTATTCAAGATTTTGATAAAGGTTTGGCAAGAGACTTAAATAAAGAATTTGCAGATAAAGGTCTTAAAGCACAAGTAGCTGTAGATGACTTTGGTAACTATACCTATACTGGTCCTGATAAATATAGTGCGTGGGGTGGAGAACTAGGTAAAGCTGCTATGGAACTTAGTCCAACAATACAACTTGGTAAAACTATAAATGAACTAGGTGGTATTAGTGGTTTTTTTGGTAAAGCAAAAGATGATTTTGTTGATTCTATAAGTGGTATATTCTCAGGAACTCCTTCAGCTAAACAAACATCTCCTAGTGTGTCTAATCCTCAAGCAAGTCTTTCAGGTCTTCAAAGTCTAGGATTTAATAAAGATATGGCTTCTGGATTTGGTAATAGAGGTGAAGCTATAGGTTATGGACAGCTTATGGATATGAATCAAACAATAGCAGATTTATTAGCAGATTTACAAGAACGTAGAGAATCTAGAAAAGCAATGGAAAGAGATGTTGATATAGACCCTAATAGACGAGCAGCAGGTGGTATGGTCTATAGAGCAACGAGTGGTCAAGTAGAAGAAGAAAAAACAAAATCAGCAATGGAACTATATCTTGAAAAACTAGGAGAGCCTAGCAAGTATACTGTTCCTATGGTTCCAATGAATACCCCATCTATGGCTCCTCCTCCTGATACTTCAGACCCATTTGCATTAGCAGAGTATAGAAAAAATCTAGCCCGTGAGACAATGGGAAACTATTTACCTTTTGATGCAGGAGGCGCATCAAGTGCAATTAATACTTTTAATGAAAATTATTATGGTGGTGCCAGTAATGTCAATCCATATAATGTAGCACAACTAGCTTCACTCTATGGATTACCAAGAGATGCAGGAACATATGAAGGTATTATTGGTATGCTTGGTGGAGTAAGAAATGAACCTCCTCCACCACCTCCAGTTGTACCAGACCCAGAGCCAGAGCCTGTTATTGTAGAAGAAGAAGACGATGATAACTGGTCAATGTACGATGACGAAGAAATTGATCAAGCCTTTGCAAAAGGTGGTGGTGGAATACGTGATGTACTCTACCGTCAAACTGGTGGTCCTGCTGCATATGATCCTGTGCGTGAGGAAGCAGCAAGGAGACGAGCTAGAGAACTACAAGCATTAAAGATAGGTGAGTTAGGTACTGCTCCTCAAACAAGAGCAGAGCGTGAAGCACTTCAAGCTAGTGGTGGTTTTTACAGAGATGATGAAGGTGAAGTACGAGATGCAATGGGTAATGTTCAAGAAGATTTTGCATTTGATTATGTAGCTCCACCGCCTCCTGATCCTTATGATCCAGTTAATACACCAGATACACCTGCTCCTGAACCAGAGCCTGAACCTTTTAAACTTGATACAACTCCTTTACCCGGTGGTTTAGTACGTAATCAAGAAACAGGTGAAATAACTGTAGACCCTGAAGGAGCTAAATCAACAGAATGGGGTATCAGCCGTGAAATTCAAGACACAGGTACATCGGGAGAATGGTCAGATTTTAATGAACAGGAATTTCTACAGCAAGCTTATGAAAAGGGTAAGAGATATACTGGTCTTGGTATAGGTGATCTAGGAGGAGGTTGGAGCATTGAAAGAACTAATCCCGGCAGTTCTATTTGGAATCCACCAAACTCTCCCAGTGATTATAACTATGCTTTAAAAGGTCCAGAGAAAACATTCTTGCCTAAACCGGGGCCATTACCTGATATACCAAATCCAATTTATCAACCTATGGTACCTGTGATGGGACAACAACTACAGCCTACAGGTCTACAAGGTTTAAATCAAAATATACAGGGATTTGGTATGCAAAGTCCTGTACCCTTTGGCACTCAACAACCATTTAGTAGTGGCTTTGGTGGCTTTGGACAACAGCAAGGATATAATAGATAATGGCAACAGAACGTAATCCTTTTGATATGATTCCTGAAACAGAGACTAATGTTATTGCAATGGTCCCTGAAGAACAATCCAATGTATCTATTGAGATTGATCCTACTGATGGTGGTGTTATTGTAGACTTTTCTTCAGAAGAAGCTGTAATGGAACCTTCAGAAGAAATCAGTGAATGGTATGGTGATCTTTGTGAAGACTTAGATGAAGAAACTCTTCAAGAAATATCTTCTGATGTAATTGAGAATTTCAATGCAGATAAAGATAGTCGTGCTGAATGGGAGTCTATGTTTGAAAGAGGCTTTGACCTACTTGGTCTAAAGCTAGAAGAAGGCTCAGAACCATTCCAAGGTGCATGTACTGCTGTACATCCTCTTCTAATTGAATCGGCTGTTAAGTTTCAATCAAAAGCTTCAGGTGAATTGTTCCCTGCTACTGGTCCTGTCAAAGCTCAGATACTTGGTGCAGCTACACCAGAGAAAGAGATGCAGTCCAACAGAGTTCAGAACTTCATGAACTTTCAGCTTACGGAACAGATGCCTGAGTACTTTGATGAATTTGAAAGAATGCTTTTTCATCTCCCACTCATAGGGTCAGCCTTTAAAAAGATTTACTATAGTTCAACACTGAAGCGGCCTGTATCAGAATTTATACCAATAGATCAGTTCTATGTATCTTACTATGCAAGTGATCTTAGAAATGCAGATCGTTATACACATGTAATACATAAAAGCCCAGTGGATATGAAACTGGATATGATGGCTGGTGTCTACAAAGACATTGAGTTACCATCACCATCTCAGCTTTCCTCTTCAGGGTTTGCAACTAAGATAGATAATATTCTAGGTATTAGTCCATCATATGATAATGATCCACAGTATGTTATACTGGAACAGCACTGTTATCTTGATATTGAAGAAGAGGGTGTACCATGCCCTTATATTGTGACTGTAGAAGAACAGTCAAGAGAAGTTTTAAGTATTCGTAGAAACTATAAGCAGGACGATCCAAACAAAGAGAAACGAAGTCATTTCGTTCATTACAGGTTTGTACCGGGCTTTGGATTCTATGGATTGGGCCTTATCCATTTCCTTGGTAATCTCACCATGTCGGCAACTGCTGCGATGCGCTCCCTCATAGACGCTGGACAGTTCGCCAATTTACCAGGCGGTTTTAAGGCAAAGGGAGTAAGGATGGTTGGTGATAATGAACCAATCGCTCCTGGCGAGTTCAAGGAGGTCGAAGCAACTGGTATTGATTTATCTAGGGCTATAGTTCCCCTGCCCTATAAAGAGCCTTCCTCAACGCTCTTCCAGATGCTTGGGTTTGTAACTGCTGCTGGTCAGAAGTTTGCAGACAGTACTGAGCAAGTTATCTCTGATGCTGCCTCCTATGGACCCGTTGGAACAACAATGGCATTGCTAGAAGCTTCAAGTAAGTTTTTCTCTGCAATTCATAAAAGATTACATAAGTCACAAAGGGATGAGTTTAGAATACTGGCGCAGATAGACCATGATTATTTACCTAATGAATATCCTTATGAAGTACCGTTTGAAGATAGAAATATATTTAAAGCTGACTTTGATGGACGAGTGGATATTGTACCTGTTTCTGACCCTAATATTCCTTCTAATGCCCATCGTATGATGTTGGCAAATATGGCTCTGCAAATGGCACAGCAGTCGCCACCAGGTATGTTTAACATTGAGGAACTTAACAGGACTATTCTCAATGCAGCCAACATGCCTAACCTAGAACAGATACTGCCACCCAAGATTGAGCCACAACCGCTTGACCCTGTATCTGATATCATGGCTGTTACAAAAGGTTTACCTATTGCAGCTTTTCCTGCACAGAACCACGATGCTCATATACAAGTTAAGATGGCTTATTTACAAGACCCTGCCAATGGTGCTAATCCTATTATGGCTAGGATTAAGCCTGTACTTGAATCTAATATACAAGAACATTCTGTACTGAAGTATCAAGAACAAATGAGTGGTGTTACAGAACAAATGATGCAACAAGTTCCAGCAGAACAACAAGGTCAACCTTCTGTTATTGAAATGGCTATGGCAGAGGCTGCACAAAAAGTTATGCAAGCCAATCAACAGCCACCACCTCCAACACCAGAACAACAGCTTGTTATGCTTGAGCAAGAGAAGGTTAAGTTACAACAACAGAAACTACAATCTGATACGGCTGTTACTGCTGCTGAACTTGAACTCAAGACAAAGAAACTTGAACTTGAAGAGAATGAACAAATATTGGATATGCTTGAGTCTGGTGCTACTGATAAGTTTAAACGTGAGAAAGCTGAAGCTGATAGAGAATCCAAGAAAGAAATTACTGCAATGAATAATCTTGCTAAGATTAAGATTGAAGAAATGAAAGATGATAAAGATGTAGAAGAAACAAAGCTAAATACATTGTCACGTTTAGCTGTTGAAGAAATGAAAAAAGGAGAAGACTAATGATGAAAAAAGGTAAGGGTTATCCAGAGCATGTAAAGGATACATCAAAAACTTTTGGTAATCCATTTAAAAAAGATGTTTGGGGTCCACGTAGCATGAGAAGCGCACTCAATGAGTGGGATGATTCTTCTTATGAAATGCCTAAACCTCTAAAAAGTACTAAGAGGGCTACCTCTTAATTCCAATGGATATTTGGGATGAAGTTGTGCAGGACTTCAATGGTGAAATTGAAAGATTAAAGACTTCACTAGGAGATGGTTCTGCTGAAGACTATGCACATTACAGACAAGTTGTAGGTTCAATACAAGGTTTGGAATGGGCAAGAAATAATTTAACAGATATTATTAAGAAAAGGATGTATAGCGAGGATTAAATGAGACAGGTGCAGATGGGTAATGCGTTGAAAAACGATGAGTGGATTGACGCCGATGATATAGAGTTAAAGAGTTTACCAGAATTGCCTGGTTTTCACGTTCTAATAAAACCAGTATCGGTAAAGAGTAAAACAAAAGGTGGTATATTTATACCAGATTCTACCAAGGATGATATTAGTTATCTTACAACAGTAGGTGAGGTAATTGGATTAGGAGAGTTAGCATATAAAGATGAAAACAAATTTCCTAATGGTGCTTGGTGTAATGTAGGAGACTATGTATGTTATGGTAAACATGCTGGTACAAAACTTTTTTATCAAGGTATTAGATTAATACTACTTTTTGATGACCAGATAATTATGAGGGTTGATGACCCTAAAGACCTTGACCCTACATTTAATTTAGGAAAAGGGTCAGATTAATTTGCAAAAGCATTAAAAATATGGTATAATAGTATAGCAATTAATTTTACGTAAATCGTTTGTTTCGTAAACAACGGAGAAAATAATGGAAAAAGATGACAGTTGGGGAACTGTAGAAATCCCAAACAATACTAATGAAGATAAAGTAGAATATGAAGTTGAAGAAGAGCAACAAGAATTAAAAGCAGAACCTGAAGTTAAAGAAAAGACTGAAGTTAAAGAAGAAACTGAAATCAAAGAACTTGAAGGAATAGAAACTTCAGGAGCGCAAAAAAGAATTAAGCAGCTTGTTAGACAACGTAAAGAACGTGAAGAACAAATTCAAGAACTTGTACGTCAGAATGAACAATTAAAATTAGCTGTAAATGTAAAAAATACTGAAGTAAATGAGATTAATAAAGTTAGTCTTAATGCTTCAGAAAAACAATTGGAAGATAAAATTCAATTAGCCAGAGCCGCATATCTTGATGCGTTTGAAGAAGGTGAAAAAGAAAAACTTCTTACAGCACAGGAAATGTTAAATGAAGCACAAAATGATTTAAAAGCTGTTACATCAGCAAAAATAAATTATGAAAAAAGAGTAGCGCAACAACAACAACAACGAAGACCAGTACAACAACAGCCAATTCCACAGCAATCAGTTACAGACCCTAAAGCAGAAGAGTGGGCTTCCAATAATGATTGGTTTGGTAAAGATAATGTTATGACTGCTGCTGCTCTTGCAATAGATGCAGAATTAAAAGAAGAAGGTTTTAGTCCAAATGATAATGAATTTTATCAAGAAATTGATAACAGAATCAAAAATGCTTTTCCACAAAAGTTTGGAGAAGCTCAAGAACGTGTGCAGGAAACTACGTCAAGTCCTGCTCAAGTGGTATCGGGGAGTTCTCGCTCCTCTCCGAGTTCTAAAAACAAAGTTAAGCTCACGCAAGAAGATATGAGATTAGCTGAGAAATGGAATATACCAATTGAAACGTATGCAGCCCAAAAGCTTAAAGTAGCAAAAGCTGATGGTGAGTATACAGATGTTTATAAATAGTAGCGTGGGAGAACAAAATGAATACAACACGAAATGAAACACGTAGTGACAGTTTGAGAGAACAGAATACAAGAGAAGAAGAATGGACCTTTGAGGAACCCGATGCCCTCACCATACCAGATGTGGTACAAGCACGTTTTGACAATGAAGGCATGGCCCTTCGTTGGATACGTATATCGTTAAAAGGTCAAGATGACATTGCTAATGTTGGTAAGAAACAACAAGCAGGTTGGGTCTTTGTAACTCCTGATGAAGTTCCTGAAATGGCTGTTACGTCCTTCGTGAGGGACGAAGGCCGATACCTTGGTACAGTCTGTCGTGGAGACTTAGCTTTGGCTAAAATGCCAGCAGGTAAGGTAAAGGCTAGGAGAAAGTTCTATGAGAATAAAGCGAATGACATGATGGATGCAGTTAATGCACAACTCATGAAAAACTCTGACTCTCGTATGCCTATCTCCAACACAAGTAA